AAATGGTGGAACATTATATTGACTTAAACATTGGAATATTTGAGATGCAGCAGGGAAATACTGAGGTAGCTCCAAGAACATCATCTGGAACAATGATGATGGAAGATTTTGGACAAAGACGTAGTAAAAGTAAATTAAGAGATGTTGAGGCAAGTTTAAAACGACTAGGCAAAGTCTGCTATCATTTAGCTAAGTCACATTACAGTTTCCAAAAGACATTTAGAATAGTACAGCCAAATAACGATATTAATGAATACACAGTAAATAAGAAGCTTTATGACGATAAGACACAAGAGCTTATGACAATTGAAAACAACTTATCTGTTGGTTCATTTGATATACGTGTTATTGGCAATTCCACTATGCCATCTAATAAATGGGGTGAATGGAATGTATATATGGAAGCCTTCCAAGCAGGTTTAATTGATAAAGTGGAAGCATTAAAGAAAACAGAAATATTTGATAAAGCTGGTGTACTTCAAAGAACAGATCAAGTTGCACAATTGCAGGCACAATTACAACAAGCTCAAGAGCAAATTAAGAGTCTTAGTGGTGACCTTCAAACTGCAAATCGTGCAGAAGTACAATCACGCAAAAGAACTGAAGTTGAAAAATTCAAGGGTAAGCTCAAAGAGCAAGAGTACGACTCTAAAACCCAAAATAAAGTTTCTATTGATAAATTATCTAATGCGGTCAAACTCGAATCAGAGAAATTACGTTTAGTGACAGATGTGGAGAAGAAACGTAGTCAGGCTCGTAAATCCGAGAAATCGTGAATATAAAGGAATGAAACAATGTCAAGTGAAGAACAAGACGTAATCGCTTCTGTTGTCGAAAGTCAAGACAATCATGGCCAACTCGAAAATACAGAAGTAGGGCAAGATGAGGGAACAAACAGTGAAGAGGGTTCTACACAAGATTGGGAGACACAAGCAAAGTATCACCAATCTGAGAAGGATAAACTCTATGCTGAGAATCAACAGCTTAAACAATACGAAAAAGTTGGTAAATTTTTGGAATCACGTCCAGACTTGGTGCAAAACCTTATGTCGGAAGTAGGTCAGCCAGATGATAAACCACAACGTGTNACGTTNAAGCCTGATGAATTTGATCCTTGGGAAGCCTACAATGACCCATCATCAGCATCTTATAAATTTAGGATGCAAGAGATGCAGGAAACCATAAATGGTGCAGTAGATCAAGCTGTCGGTGGAATTAAAGCACAACAAGGAAGAACAAGTCTTCGTGGTGATTTAATCGCTAAAGGATTAAATGAGCAGGAAGTANNNNACTTCTTTGAATTTGCTGATAAGCATCCATCCGAATATGGCTTGGACAATGTACTTAAAATGTGGCGTGCTGTATCACAAGCTCCAGAAACTGTTAATGACAACCCACTCGATAAGATTCGTCAAAATCAGAGTAGTCCTACACCAGCTGGCACTATTGCAGGTGCACAGCCAAGTAGAAGGTCTGAGGAAGATAAGATGTGGAATGCAATAATGGGTTCTGGGGATCGAACTAAGTTTTAACTTAAACAAATAAACGGAGGTCATAATAATGGCTATTAATACAGGAATACTAAATGTAGGTTCTGTTGGTGGAAGCACAGTAGATAGTGCTAGTTTAGANACCAGAAGAATGTACAACTTCAGTGACAGAGTCGCTGATTTAGCTCCAGAAGAGTCTCCATTTTTTGTTTATCTTAGCAAAGTTGCGAAAGTTCCAACAGATGATCCTACATTCCGTTTCCTAGAGAATCGGACTAAGGTTTCTTGGACAGATCGTTCTTTCTTGTTGCAGGGTTCATGTGATTTCCCAGCAGCTGGAAGTACCGTATCTTGTACTGTAGATACATCTGGTGGTGCAAGTGTTGATTGGTTAGTAAAGGGCATGGTTATAGCGGTTGGTGGATTTGATTCATCAACTGATGCTCCCGAGACTATCATTGCACGTGTTGAAACTGGCCCTGTAGATAATGGTAGTGATACTACCTTTACTGCAAAGTCTATTTCAAAGCATGCCAGTGCAGCCTCTACTACTCTTACCAATACCAAGTGTACTGTTATTGGAACATCTTTCGCAGAAGGTTCGGGTTCTCCTGATGTATGGTCAGAAGGTCTTGACGATGACTATGGATATACCCAAATCTTTAAAACTGCTGCTGAGATGAGCAATACCTCGATTGCTACACGCTATCGTGGGTATGAAAATGAATGGCAACGAATCTGGAACTTAAAACTAAGAGAGCACAAAGTTGACATAGAAAGAGCAATGCTCTTTAGTCATCGTGCTAGTGTAAGTTCAATAAACTACTCAGAAGGAATAGTAGGTCATATAGTAAAGAACGCAACAGTAAATACAGACAACAGTGCACTTTCTTATACAAGTGGTGCACCGTATTTTCGTACTTCATCTGCTGCTAATTTTACATATGATCGTTTACTAGGAGACTTCGAGGTACTTTATGATCCTGCACGTGGTGGTTCTAATAACAAGCTTGCTCTTGCAGGTTTACCAGTAATCACGGAATTTAACAAATTCGGTGGAGCATTTGTAGATAGTACGATTAATGCTGGCAATGTTGAAAACTTTGCTCGGTATAACATTGCAGAGAAGCAAGGTAGTTTTGGACATTCTATAATGGAAGTTAATACTGTTCATGGTACTATGTCTCTTGTTAAAGAACCTCTCTTCAGGGGATTTGCACAGTCCTACTTATGTCTTTGTGATATGAGTAATCTTGCATATCGTCCTCTGGTTGGTAACGGATTAAATCGTGATACGAGCATTACAACTAATGTTCAGCAGGCTGATGAAGACTTACGGAAAGACTTGATTCTTACCGAAGCAGGTCTTGAAGTCGCTTTGCCTGAGTCACACATGTTATACAACCTAGAAGGAGCTGCATAATGAGAGCTGATAAACTAAATAGTAACAGTGGTAGTTATGGCAAATTTGACTTTGTCACATATTCTAAGGATATGGCTTTTGCTAGTGAAAAATGGCAAGACTTGGTCAAAAATGGCGAACTAACATCGTTGGCAGTTGTAGATGCTACTGTAGATGCTGGTATAACTCTAGTTAAGAACTATCAGTATCTATCAGCATGGTTGGCAGATGCTACATCGGCAATAACATTACCAGCAGCAGAAGAAGGCGTATTTATAGCCTTTGTTCANACTGCTGACGCAGATGCAGCTAATGCTATGACAATAACTTGTGCTAGTGGTGATACATTCGAGCCTTATCAAGAGATTCGTATTGGAACTGGTATCCCAGCCCAACAGGATTCATCTGTTGCAGCGGATTCAGTTATTACAATAACACCTTCAGCCACCAATGGTGGATGGGGTATGACAGGAAGTTATTACCTGCTTTATTGTAAAAATGATGGCGAATGGCTTGTTAAAGTTAATGGTATCAAAGAAGGTACTGGTGCAACATCAACTATTGCTTTTAGCTAAACCTAAATAAATAAGGGTTAACAGTTTTGCTTACTGTGGGGCAGGTCGTATAAAGGGCTTGCCCCAGACAAGCTAAATAAAAATTATGATTATCAAAGCAATTATATTATCAACAATGTTAAACAGTGACCCAGCTATTACTATTGCAATGCCTCCTGTTAAAATTGAAGCAAGGAAGCGTAATAAGGGTAATAAAGGTCGCAGAAGAGGTGGTGGAGGTTTACGTTAATATGGGAAGAATAATAAAAGATATAGTTAAATCAACAAGTTTCCCAGGTGTACAATCATTAAATGAGTATGATGATATGAACTGGGAGGATGTAAATATTAATTGGGGCGTTTCATTGTCTGAGAGTGCTTTATCATCTTGGGGTACTGATAGTCAAGACACACGTAGAAAATTTAATTTTGATCCAGAAAGGTTAAGGGTAGCATAATGCCATTTAAATCAGATAAACAAAGAAGGTGGATGCACACTAATAAGCCAGAAATGGCTAAAAGATGGGAAGCGGAAGCAAAGGCACAAATGGGAGGTGTATTAAATGGCCCACCACATGAACAGGGTGGCATCCCAATTGAAGCAGAGGGTGGAGAGTTTATAATTAAAAAGGACTCGGTAAATGCGAGTACATTAGATATGTTAGAATATGTTAACGAGCATGGAGATTTACCAATGTCCGATGCTAGAAAAAGGAGAAAGTAAAATGGCAATAGGAAAATTTTTAAAAGGAATTGGAAAAGATTTAAAGAAGGGTCTTAAAGGTTCTAATCCAGCGGGAAATGAAGTAGGTACAGGGATGTATAAAGAAGGTGGAAAGGTAAAATAATATGGCTATAATATTCTTTTGTCATAAATGTAATACAAAGATAGAGTGTGAAACAAAGGCAGAGATGATATGTGATTGTGGGCATTATGTCAAGAAACATAATAACACAAAAGATCATGTCAATATGCGTACAACTTGGTCTGGAACTACACAGGTAGAATTTAATCAAACAACAATGGAAAAATCCATTGAAGACATGGGGAACAATAATTAATGGCTTGGTCGTTTTCAGATGAAATACATGCATTAGCTGGATATGATGCTGATAGTACAAGTACAACTGTCTCAGGAGAGACTTTTGTAGTACATACTAATCAGTGGCTTACAGAGGGAGCAAGAGAAGTTATAAATAATCTCCCTTCTAATCTTCAAAAACTATGTACTGCTATGCAATCATTTACATCTGCAGCTGCTGGTTCTGAGGCAGAGACATTAAATACTGGTAAGGTATTTGGGGTATTCGCTGGTAGTGTTAATTGTAGGTCGATTGACAATACGGAGAAATATAGAGCCGAGGATAGTGGAGATGTTTTATATGCAACGAGTACTGATCCAGCATATTACATTGAATCAAATTTTATTAATGTTTTGCCAGCAAGTTTATCTTGTAAGTACGAAGAAGTTCAATATCCAACTGTTGCAAATACCGACACTTCTATATCTGTATTCCCAGATGAAGCAGAGCATCTTGTAGTATTATATGCTGCAATGAAGGCACTCCAATATAGAATGCAAATAAAGTCAAGCGACTTACCATCTGACACCGAATTAAATGAAGTTCCCCCAGATGTTCCAACATTAACTTCTATCACATTTTCAAGTATTGATAGTGCCGTAGATGCAACTCTTGTAGCAGCAGCCACAAGCACTACACTTGGAGGATCGTCTACAGCTCCTGCTTATGATGCTACTATTGGAGACACAGAAATTGGAGAAGCCTCTACAGCATTAGATAATGAGGATATGGAATTAGCATCTGCGAGGCTTCAAGAGGCTCAAGTTCTCATGCAACAAGAGCTCAGTGAATTTAATCAATTAAATATTGCATTTCAGGCAGGCGTGCAAGAAGCAATGGCAGAATTTCAATCTTCCAATCAGATAGCAATTGGTAACGCAGAAAGAAGTCAAAATAGGCAATTACAAAATTCTACAAATGATATGCAGGCAATTGTTCAAAATAATCAAAGTTTAATTAGTAAATATACAGCAGAATCTTCAGCATATTCAGCAGGAGTTAATGCACAAGTTCAAGAATTTACAACAAAAATACAAAAGCATACAGCTGATTACCAATGGCTTCAAGGTCAATACGCTTCACTTAAAGCTGATTATGTGGCAGGTCTTACAGCATTGAAAGGTACATAACATGACAGTTAAAGATATAGTATCACAGGTAGAAATGCTTTATGGAAAGAAGTCTCATACATACTTATTTAGGCTTATAAATGACTGTCTTTTAGACATGTCATCAGAGGTACAAAGCTATCAAAAAACAGCAAAAGAAACATTAACACAATATCAGAGATGGTATCCACTAAAAGACTTTGCGGATGTCAATGGAAGTGCTACAACAGATATAATTGATGTATTTAGGGTAGAGATATTAGATAGTGATAGTAGATATAATCTTATTCCCAAAATATCTGATCCGCATAAACTATTAAAAGAAGATACTGATGATAGCACTCTCAGTCATTCAAATACAACAGGGGATGTAACTAGCTAATATGGCACTTAAAGATAAACCAAATAGTAAGTTCGGATGGTTCTTAGACAATGAAGCTCATCATGGATCACGTATGTGTGTCCTTGTTGATAGAGCTTCAACAGATTCAACGAATAGAGAAGGCAATTATGATACATATAATGAAGATAGCGTTACAGATGGCATTCGTATTCATTATCATGCAAAGTATCCAGAAGTAGATGCACTTACCGATAATTTTGCAAACTTTGGGACAACGACAAATTCAAGCTATATTGATACAGGATTACATCCTGCTATACTTGATTATGTAAAAGCAAGAATAGAAGAAGATAATGGTGCATTTGATAAGGCTGGGTTTTTTATGAACAAATATAAAGAGAAGATACATAAGTATCCTCACCGCAAGTCAGGTGCAAGATCACTTAGTGTGCCACGAATTTAATGGCAAAAAGAATCCTATATAAAAATCACTGTACACCACAAGAACAAGTATCAAGTGGTGGAAGATATTATTTAGATGGAGATTGTGGACGTAAGCTTACAGGTTCTAATCTATATGAACTTGGGAGTGATACAACTACAACAGGGACGCTTACCGCTACTGGTGATCTTGGTTCTGATTCAGGATTTGATTTTATAGCTGTAACTGCTACATCTATAACATCTGGCACAGTCTTGTTATCTTTAGATAATGGGACTACACAGATTATTAAGCTTTTAGAGGGGGAATGTTTTGCCTCTAAGATAGCAAGTGGGGCACAGCCAGTTGTCACAATATCTGGAACAGCAACAGTAGACTATATGACAGGGACTTAAATATGGCAACACCAAATGATAGAAGGGTAATATGGGGATCACATGTAATACCGCAAGTTAGTTTTACCACTACTGATCTAGAGGAGACAAGAGAAGAAGGGTCTAGTGTTGGGAGGGCAGATTATACTGATTACAAACTTGACACAACAGTAGCAAAGAGATTTGGCGGTAAGGGAAGTGTTGATATAAACTCTGAGCAAGATATTGATGGATGGGTATCATTTGAACATCCAGGTGAAACATGGGATTCGCTGAGTCAGTCTACAGATGCTTGGAACTTAAATGAGGTTATCTGGGATGGTGAGCGTGGGGTAACGACAAGTTCTACCACTCTTAGAAGTGATACTGTGAATATAGACTTTTTATATGTAAAGAATTTAGGTAGTGTAGAATGTCAATTAGCTCTTGAAGGAGATGAATTTGATATATTAATACCAAGCGGAGCAGCTGTATCAATGAGGGTTAATAGTATAAGCTCGGATGATATTAAAGTGCAGACTGCTTCTAGCACTACAACAATAGAATACGTAATAGCAAAAACGCCTTAATAGGGAGAAACTGAAATGGCAACTGGAACATTAACAGGACAAACAATAGCAAATACTTATAAAAGCTTGCTTAGGGTAGGAACAGGAAGTACAGCAGATAATACTTTATTAGATGCTGATTTACAAATTATAGAGGATGGAGATGGCACTAATAGTTGTTTGCAGCTATCTACAGATGCCTTTTTAATTAAAAATGCAACAGGAACAGATGTTGCTAGTACATTTGAAGTACAAGATAAAGATGGTACTGTTTGCTTATCTGTAAATGGTACAAATAATAGGGTCGGTATTGGGACTACTGCACCGTTAGATAACTTTCATGTTGCTGGAGATGATGATACTGATGCAGCTCTAATTGTAACATCATATGATACTGATAGTCCTGGCAATCCACCATCATTAAGATTATTTCGTGCAAGGGGGACTCAAGCATCTCCATCAATAGTTGGAGATAACGATGTACTTGGGTCTATATGGTTTGGTGGATTTATAGGAAGTAATGGTGATTACTATACAAATTATGATATTGGTGCTGGTATTCTTGCAAGAGTAGATGGTGACCCCTCTAATGCAGATGACGATTTACCAACAGAACTTGCATTTTATACTAATGATGATGGTGCAACAGATCATGGTCAAAGAATGGTAATTGATCCAGGTGGGAATGTCGGCATTGGGACTACTGACCCAGCTGTCCCATTTCATGTAAGTTCTGCATCTGATAATGGTAGTGAGATATTGGCTAAATTTTCAGAAGCCACTCCTCATGGCAGGGTAGATATCGGACTTGCAAGTGGGGATGCTTATTTAACCGCTTATTCAACAGGGGGTGGTGTAATGGCACAAATACATTCAGATGGTGATTCATATTTTAACGGTGGCAATGTCGGTATTGGAGAATCTGTTCCAGATGCTCTTTTACATCTAAAGTCTGCTGCTCCATGGATAGATATAGAAGATACTGGATATTCAGATGAGCGTGTTAAAATTGGAACAGATGCTAATAATATGTATTTGATGTGTACTGACGCTGCTGGAGCTTTTTATTTTAAAAATGATATTGCTGTAACCTCCAATCCAGCCTCTGCTGCTACTTATCTTATGGCAATACTAGGCAATGGCAAAGTCGGTATTGGGACTCATACCCCAAATGCAGATTTACATGTAGATGGAGAGTTTATTTTAGGTACAGACGGTGCTCCAGATTCAGTTCCTATAGTTAGTGGTGCGTGTACAACTACTAAGGCTTATAACGAAATAATAGCTGAAGGTGATGCTGCTGATAATTTAGATACAATAAGTGGTGGTGTTAGGGGGCAAATAATAATGATCTCACCAGAGAATGGCTCTGAGAACATAACAATAAGAGATAATGCTACAGGAGGTGGTAATATTGATACAGGGGTAGGTAATCCTAGTATTGTTATGGGTGATAGGGGTGATATTACTGTTCTTCTATTTGGTCACAATAGCAGATGGAAAGTTATAGCTTCACACGGAACTGGCTGGGATGGAATGTAATATCTAAATAAAACAATGGAGTAAAAAATGAATAACAATCAAAAATATTATAGGGCAGAGGATGTAAAAATTATAAAGTGGCTTAAAGAGCCAGATGGTAGTCATTTTATAGTGGCTTCATGTCCTGATGGATTTAAGGGGGAAATTCCACAAAAAGTATTGGCAGATTTGCCCGATGACCCTGTACTTGCTGACGTAGAAGCAATAGCACAAACATGGATACAAACAATTCTGTCAGCAAGTTGGAAGCCAGACGGTTGGGCTGAAAAACATAAAAAAATAGATATGTTAAATCAATAACAACTAAGGAGACTCAGATAATGAGTAAGAACAAGACAGAAGTAAAGGAGACAGTAGTAACAGAATCTCAGGGAAAGTCAGTAGAGGAGCTGAAAGAAATAGCTCAGACTCTACAGACCCAGCTTAACGAGCATCAAAGACAAGCAAATCATCATCAGACGATGGCAACTAAGGCTCAAGGAGCTTTAGAAGTAATGCTTCAGTTGATTCCGAAACAGGAAGTTGAAGAGATGATAGAGGAAGAAGCGAAGGCTAATGGAGAAGCAGAAAACCAAGAAGAAAACTAAATAACACATTCACGCTCTGCCAAGAGCTTAAAGTGTAACTCATAAGGAGAAATAAAATGGCAACAAAACCAATTAATAGATATACTGTACAAGAAGCATCCAACCTTTTAGTATATGAAGAATATAAATCTGAGCAAGTAACTCTTGAAACAGCATATGGAACTACTGGTGACAAGGGAGAAAGTGCTGATTGGTCAAGTAATCCAGCTAAAGAGGTTATGCTGATTCCTTATAGCACTAATGATGCTACTGACCAAATTAAGGTTAAATTAAAAGTTAAGGGGTCATATGGAGATGAAATAATACTGCTTTATAATGATTTTCCACTAACTATAAGCAATTTATTGATAGATCAAGTTACTATGAAAAGTGATGAAGGTACTGACGAACTCTTTACAATAATATCTTTTCATTAATCATGGGAAGCATTAGCAAGAGAAAGATACCTATAAGCAATAAAGACTTAAAAAAGGCTGTTGTTAATGCTAATAAGAAGCTTGAATCTAAAAATAAATCTCTTGAAAAATCTATCAAGGATCAAAAAGGACAGTTAAAATCTTTAGATAAAGAGTATAGCTCCAAAGCTAATAAGCTTAGAAAACTTCTTATAGATGTTGAATTTAGCGAGGAAAGATTTCAAAAGCTCCAAGGCGGGGTTCACTCTACTGATAAACTTTTAAAGACTAAGCTTGATGCTGTTTCTTCTGCTGAGAAAGATTTTAAGAAGTATGAGAAAAAGGCATTAAAAGAAGAAGAGAGAGAGCGTAAGCTTAGGGATGAGATTGCACGGCTTGAGTTTTATAAGAAAAAACTTGAGTCTTCTAAAGTTGAGCTTGCTGGCATTCAGGTTAAAAAAGACAATGCCCTAAAAGATGTTTCCCTAGTTAAAAGCGAGATAAGCAAGATTAAGGCTGATGGTGAGAACATGGTGGCTAACTATAATCAAGCCTATAATGAATATGAAGTGGAAATAGAGAAGCGTCAAGAGTTTGCAAAGACATTAGAAAATACATTGTCAGACACAAAAGATGAGATAGTTGAAGAAAGAGGAAGACTTGACAGTGTTCGTGTTGTGATAGAAGAGGAGAAAAATATAGCAGATAATGAGCTTCAGGCAATTAAAAATCTTACAAATGATACGGAAGACAAGTATATTGGATGGGAGCAGAAAATAGCAAAGATAACAGAGAGAGCTGACAAGGAAGAAGATCGTATTAAAAAAGCAAAAGAAAGATATGAAAAGTGGCGTATTGGAGTATTAGAAGAAGTTGCTCGTATGAAGCTTAAAAAGAAAGTTGATAATATAGATAAAGCAGGTTTATCAGAGATATTAAATGGCTAGTTCTGGCACAAGTGCTGTAAGAATAATCGATAGTGACAATGAAGTTGTCCAAGTTACTAGCAATGCTTTAGATGTTAATATAGCTGGTGGTGCTACAATTGATATTGGTGATGTTGATATGTTTCTTGATGGTGGCACTGCTGTTTTAGGGGGTGCTGGTGCTGTAGCAGCTGGTGTTCTTCGTGTTACTTTAGCTAGTGATGATACTCATTTTGGGGAAGTTGGATCAGCTTCTGATCCAAATGGTAATATACATGGGCAGTTAAGATATATAGCAGAAGCCCATACCCATCCTGGTACTCAGTGGACAACACAAGAAGGTGTTCTGGCTGGTGCAGTACGAAATGATACACTTGAAGCATTATTTGCAGTTGCTGATGGGGATATAACCCATATACAGGTAAATGCAAAAGGTGGTTTATATGTAACTGGTAGCGAAGTAGAAAATGCAGCAGTTCAAAGTGAACCTTTGCTTATTGGTGGTAGATATGATTCTTCAGCTAGAACCCTTGGAGATGGAGATGCAGGAGCTGTAGCCTTAAATGCTTCAGGGCATGTAATTATGGATGTTGTTGATGGCGGTCAATTAGATACTATAATAGATACACTAGAAACTACATTAACAGCTATTGAAACAGACCAAGCAGCTATTGAAGCTTTACTTATTACAATTGATTCGGATACAGATGCAATTAAAACAGCAGTGCAGATTCTTGATGACTGGGATGATAGCAACTATGCAAATGTAAATCTTAATCTTGCTGGTTCAGATGCTCCTACAGGTGGTGGTGCAGAATCTGGAGCTTTAAGGGTTACTCTTGCTAATGATTCAACTGGAGTTATTAGCATTGATGATGGGGGTAATACGATAACTGTTGATGGTACTGTGTCAGTTAATTCTCATGCAGTAACTAATGCTGGTACTTTTGCAGTACAGGTAGATGGCGATGCATTGACATCGTTACAATTGCTTGATGATGCTATTTATGTTGATGATGCAGATTGGACTGATAATACTAGTAAGCATGTACTCGTAGGAGGTGTAAATACTTCTAATGTTGTTACAAGTGGAGATGTTGGCCCATTAAGGCTAAATTCTGTTGGTTCACTTATTATTGATGTTGAAAATGGCGGAACTCTTGAAGGACAAGTTGATCAGATTGAGACGTATTTATCTGAGATTGAAGGAGCTACAGAAACTATTGAGGCTGCTATTAGATATGAAGATTCGGGACACACAGGTGGTACGCTAGGCATACATACGCTTACTGTTAGAAATGATGTCCTTGGGGATACAGTAACAGATATTAACAATGATTATGCATCATTTAAATCGGATACCAAAGGAGCACTATATACCACTCATGGTATGACTGGTCTTGCAAGTGACGATAATGATACAGTGGGCACATCTGCTGAAAAGATTTCTGGGGCAGATGGGGATGTTGCTTGTAAGCGTGTTGATATAATGGCACATCCAAGCAATACTGGATATATATGGATAGGAGATAGTGCTGTAACAACTAATGGAAGTAATGGTGGCATAAGGCTTGCACCTGGGGATTTTTATAGTATGGATATAGATAATACAGGCGATGTTTATGCTGTAGCAACTGTTGATGGTGAAAATGTTTGTTTTAATTATTTTACATAATGCCTAATACACTTACAAAAGCACGCCCAGAAGAGTCAAGATATTATTACTCCTTTGTTAGTGCCAACTTTTACAATTCTGGTGCTACAGCAGCTGTTATGCTTCCATTAAACGGATATATTCTCGAACAAGCGTCTCCAGGAACAAGCGGTACTGAATTTTATGGACTTATAGCTCCACATGATGGAATACTTGTAAATGTGAAAATGCGTAGTGAGCAACAACTTCGAGATTCTGTTATATTTGAACTTATGACATCGGGAGATGGTACAGAACTTCCAACTACTGTTACTGGAACTTTAACACGAATATGGAGTGGTCTTAGTAGGCTTAATGCAAATACATATGATACTGCTGATTTTACTGGCAGTTTAGATAGTGGTACAAATACAGTAACTAAAGGAAATATTATTGCTATTCGTATGACTATGGGGGGAAGTGCTGTAAATGATTGTCTTATAATGACCACATGGAGATATGATGTTACAACATAATATAGAAATATATGAGTAAAAGTGTAGTAAGACGAGCAATAGTAACACCTGACAAACATTTCCCATTAGCGGATAAAAAAGCAATTAGTGTTTTATGTCAGGCAATTGAAATAGTAAAACCAGATATATATGTAGATTTAGGTGATGTGGGAGAATGGGAGGGTTCTTCCCACTGGCAATGGAGAAAGAAGAAACGTCCACCGCTAGAATACCAAACTCCTTTTATAGACCAAGATATAAAGGATGTTAACAAGGGGATGGACATAATAGACGAAGCTCTCGATAAAGTAAACTGTAATGAGAAGCATATGATCGAGGGCAATCATGATGATTGGATGAACAGGTTTGTAGATGAACATCCATATTTGAAAGGATATAGGTTTGAAGAATGTGTAAAGCTAAAAGAAAGAGGTTATACGTATCATCCAGCGGGTCAGTACATGAAGCTTGGGAAGTTAGCTCTGTATCA